GGCATTTTCTTTGGTATGTAACCATTGATTTGGCTACTGCTTTTGAAAATGCTGCTCTTGTACCTAAGATAACGTCTTTCTTTCTCATTGGGTTAACACCTGATAAGGAAGGAAGCATCGTCATCTTCATGTTATGAAGATGGAGATAAACGTCATCCGTTCGTGTAAGTCTCGGAACAACCGACCCTTCGACCGTACTTATGTACGCTCGTCGGGCGACTGAGCCTAGCACGGGAAGAACTCCAATTAAGGAGAAACTTCCGGTACCGGAAGATAAGGAGTCAGGACCATAGGCTAGAGCTTGGTTCGAGCTAAATCCCCCCGAATCTCTTTCACTAAGCAGTAGGGCTTTACGCCATAATGCATAGTGATTTCCGATTTGGGATGATTCCATCTTTACTATGTCCCCTCACGCTTGATATAGTCGTGCGGCCAATCACTTTGTAATTGGACGTACTGACTCTTCAAGAAGAGGTCGACATGGTATTCACACGTCAGGTTGTACACTTCCTCATTTGACTAAGGAAATGTACTGCTCGACTGGATCATTATGTTGGAGAATTATCTTCGACATCATGATAAAGTCGTACACCTTTCGCGTTAAGGATTTGACTAATCGGCTCTGGTAAGAACCAATAATCAAATCTAAGATAGTTTTAATCGAACCGGGGCCCTTCAAGGGTGGTAAAGAGTAACCTCTGTCCAGTTGTTCGATAAGAAAACCTCCTAACAAGTAATACTTGGTAGAGGAGATCAAACCGTCCACTGGATAGGGAGACACTTCAACACCGTTAACCATCAGTCTTTTAGCAAATTCAAACATCGTTTCCGATGAATGAGTTTTCTGAAGATTGATTTTAACATCTAGTTCCTCCATGATTTGTATGTACTTCTCGCTTAGAGGAGCACCTACAAGAACGATATCGTCTCCTAAAAGACGATAATCGTTTTCATCAGCTCATCGTCCTAATGCGGTTTTAGCCGCAAACTGAACGATGATATGATGACATAAAGTGAACATAGCTCAAGAAGAGTGAGCACCCATCGGCTGACCAGCTTTATATAGATGGAAATCTCCATCTAAATAAAATGGTTTCCCGACTAGGGTGTTCACTCAAGCCCTGGAGAATATCTCATTCGAAATTTTAGTTAGGATCTTCCCTTGTAATGTAATTGGGAACCTATCAGTAGCTGCCGTTAAATCGGCAGAAACTTTTAGTCCCGGAACATTACATAAGGATCGTCCTTTTAATTGATCAAAGCTACAGTCTGCAGGTAATTTATCAAGTACCTTAAATAAGTACTCGTGAATTCCTTTTAGACTTAGCTGTGATCAATAATCTAAAATTCCGAATACACGAGATTTGGTCTCCTTGTCCTTCTTAACGCTTAGTTTTCGTAAGATTACTGAACGTTTTGAAGCACTTGGACAGCTTAGCTCACTAATCTTTGCGACATCCAACAATTGGATAGTTTCAAAGATAGGAGCTAGTCTCGGCTCTAAAATGACTAGATCCGCTTTATCCTTATCGGACAAGGCAGATCAGTCAGTAAAAGCCGATTCTAAAGCTGGTCCATTAGGACCTTTTTTGGTCGTATAATGGAATTCCAAACCTTCCACTCACTGGTCTTTAGTAAGACCTTTCAGATAATCACTCCCCGTTAAGGGTGAGTCTGGAATCTGATACGGTTGAATGGCAAAATGTGTGAAGAATTCTTCACTAAATAAAGCTATTCGGTCGATCAAATTGCAGTTGGCATAAGAGGGAGATTCTATGTCAGTTAAACTGACTGGAGTCCCTCCGAGCTCCTTCCTAGAGATAGTAAGAGCAGTCATAGATGCTCGTATCGCACGAGGATCCATGGTGGTCAAACTATGTCTAAGAGAGGCTCCTAGTAGTAACGGAAGACCATTACGGTCTAACCGAACTCCTGAGCCTCTTGGAAGAGGATTACCTGAAAGATATCTCATTAAGGCCAAACGTTGAAGTTTTCACATCTTCACAGCCATGAT